TCTTCTGACTCTTCTACTTCTTCCTCTTCAGACTCATAGTAAAAAGACTCTTTTTCTTCGCTATCGTCGTCTTCTTCGCCTTCTTCGCCTTCTTCGTCGCCCATGTCCATATCCATGTCCATGTCGTCGTCGCCTTCTTCACCTTCGTCGCCTAGCATTTTTTCAAATTCAGCTTTTAAATCATCAAGAGCATCTTCGATGTCGTCTACACGATCTTCTAGTTCTTCGCCGCCTTCTTCACCGTCGGCATCCATGTCCATGTCCATATCCATGTCCATTTCACCTTCTTCGTCGTCGCCGCCCATGTCTAAGTCGCCCATCATGTCATCTGTTGGGTCACCTGCTTCAACTTCAAACTCGTCTAAATCAAAGTACTCGTCTAGTTCTTCTTCATCTGACTCTTCTACTTCTTCTTCATCTGACTCTTCTACTTCTTCGTCATCTGACTCTTCTACTTCTTCGTCATCTTCAAGAAGTGACTCATAGATGTCTCTTGACTTTTCTACTACTATCTCGTGAAATAACTCTTCTGCGCCTTCTCTATCTTCGTTGATAAGACGCTCAAGCATTTCTTCAAACTTATTACGATCTGCCATATTTTTCTCCTATAAATGTTATACCATGTAAGGCTGTCGATTGTATTTAACAAAAAGGGAAAAAACTATACAGAAATGGCCTCAAAACTGTTAATTTTGAGGTCTTGGCACAATATCAAACTGTTTTTGAAACTGATCAACAGTAATTGTTTTTAAATTTTCAAAATTATTTAGTTCATCAGGACAGTAGTTATCTAGCGATATTACTCGAAAATATTGAATTTTTTTATTCTCTTTTATTACGGTCTGTGTCTGACGTAGCCAGTTTCCGTAATAGGTTGCAGTGTCTACAGACTTTTTATAGTTAGGAGTATCTGCATAAATGTTGTTAATCTTTTTGCCGTTGTCTAAACCTTTATAGTCAAAACCTAATATGTATATCTTTTTGTGCTGATGTTGACTGGCCATCCATAAAGCAGTAGGACCCGAACTCCAGCCTTTTGAAGGATTAAAATAGTTTAAGTTTTCAAAGTTTTTGTAAAGTTTATTTGGATTAGTCCAAACTTGATTTTGATTTTGATATCCTGACTTTGCAATCTCAAAAATCATTTTTGAATCAACAGCAATCAAATAGTCAGGCGAAAACTCTCTGTATAATGCATTACACCCGTATACTGTTCCAAAATCTTTTATTTTGTTGAGATCAATCGAACTTCTACTTGTTCCGTTACCTAAAACAAACGCAATAGAGTCAGTCATTAAAGTTCGCCGCCAGCCTCCTGCTGTGCAGCAATGCCATACATCTGTCTTACAAACTCTAGTTCTTCTTGTTCTTCTTTTGAATGAAGTTCAGCAGCTTTGCGAATTCTGTTTATCTGCTTAAGAGTCAAACGAGTTTTTCTTGTGTCACTTGGTTTAAAAGGAGAATCGTCATAACGAGGCTCATAGCGGTTATCATCAACCGGTTCAAGTGTTTCTTTATCGTAGTAAAATAACTCTCTCAGTATCATAGTATTATTTATATCGTTTGGTCTGTTCCAGCAGGTTGTTCTGTACCAAGTGATTGATCAGTCTGTGTTTCTGGCGGAGTACCTTCGCCTCCGTCTTCTGGTGCTTCTCCGTCAAGATTTTCGTCTTCAAGACCTCCTAAGTCTCCTTCAATACCTGCACCACTAACTCCGGCGCCTCTCATTTCACCTGCTGCATCACTTGGTGTTGGCTCAAGTGTTTCATCATTTTCTTGACGCCATAGACGTTCATTTTCTGCAATCTCTTCTTCAGTAAGACCGAGGAATCTTTTCATTGCAAAACGATTTGAAATATAAGGAATAGCACTCATCTGTGTAAATGTAGGTATTCTTGCATTGTCAATTTCTGATTGACGATAAGCAGCAAAGTTTTGAGGTGGTTGGAACTTGAGATCAAACATTGTTGTGTCAATGTTAATACCTTTTTCCAGTAGATAACTTTTAAACTCTGTGTCAAACTCTTCAATCAGCATCCCTTGCAAACGTTCACAATAGGTATTGAAGCGAAGTTCTTGTATGTATGCAGTGCCCACACGCCCGTCATTATATTGGCTACTTGCGTCATCTGCGCCAGTTGGTAAGTACGAGCTAGGGATACGTAAGCCGCGTACAAGTTTATTAGTGAAGTATCTAAGATCATCTATTTCTCCTAAGTTAGTTCCGCCTGGAAGTGTTTCAACTTTTGAACCACGACCTTCAGCAGTTTGTGGGAAGAAGTAATCTTCGTTGATAGACAACGGATTGTACGATGAGTCTATAACACTTTGTCCTCCGCCAGTCTGAGAAGGTATTCTTCTCTGGTGAATCTCGGTTTTTACTCTTTCCACGAACTGCATCGCAAGGTGCGATGGCATATTACCTACATCAACATAAAATACTCTGCGTTCAGGCGCACGCTGAACACGATAGATAATAATAGCATCTTCAAGTAGTTCTTTCTGCTTATAAACTTTAAAGATAGTTTCAAGAAGGCTATTTCCAAATGGATAGTTATTGTCTAATCCTTCACTTAGGCTTAGATGAACAACGTGCTTTGCATCAACTGCGATTTCGTTTTCTTCTCTTGAAAATCTAGTACCAGCAGCACTGGGCACTGAACCGCCTAGATAACCTTGATTAGATCCTGCATTTTGATATTGAGTACCACGTCCGTTATCAATCTGTCCCTGTGTTTGGTGAGGTGATGTTGCTACTAGATCTTTAAAGTTAATGTTAAAGTCTCTAATAATATACTGTTCTGGTATCTTGCCTTCTGATTCGTTAACAATGATTTTTGTTACGTTTGCAGGATCAACGTGAAACAGTTTTTTAGTTTCAGGATCACGAACAAATATTTGGTCACCGTATTTGAAAGCGTTTCTCACAAGTCTAAACATACGAGTTTCAAACTTGTTTAGTTTATACCACTGTTGTAGATATTTTTGAAGTATTGTAGTTTCAGAGTTAGTTGCTTTTGATTTAAAGTTGATTTCAAAAGCAGTTCCGTTTTGTCTGTTAAGCTGTGTACAAAACTCTGCAAGAATGTCAAGTGCAGCATTTACTTCTGAATCTGAATCCATAGTGTTATACTGCTGATAGCGTTCAACTCTGTTTGGAGAACCTACATAAACATCTGGAAGATGTGAGTTATAGTTTCGTGCAGCAGGACCAGGCAACATAGTGTTGCCCATATTAGAAAACGGTGAATAACTGCCGCTTGGGTTGTTGCTTGTTGGCACGGGGGCGAAATACTTTTTCCAGCTCATGTTATTGTACCGTTCCTATATTTTCAGTTGTAGAAATCTGTCGTTTAGTGTTTGTTTTAATATCTCTCAACACTTGTTCAATGGACATCATAATCATATTTAACTCGTTTAGCTTGTTTGTAAGCTCTTCTTGGACTTGAGGTTGATTTTCACCTTGCATCTGTGTCATATTTCTAGTAGGTTGAGTGGTAGTAGAAGGTGTAGTAGTAGAAGGTGTATTATTGTTATCAGTGATATCTTGAATAAGTTGTCCTAATGGAGAGTTTAGCGGAACTACAGCTTCCATACCGTGTAACATAGCAAGAGTACCGGTTCCAAAGTCTTGAAACCCATTTGTCCCTTGATTATATTCTGGCAATTCTGATATACGCTGATTTAGATTTGTTTCTAAATAGCTTAACATAGAATCAAGTCTTTCACCTTCATAGTTACGTTCAATAAACTCTCTTAATGCATCTGATATTTGTTGTTTTGCATCAGAAGAGTTAAATCCTGCAGATTGCATTTCTTCGTATGCTCTGCTCAAATATGTGCTAGTTGCATTTGCATCAAGTAATCTTCTTGGATCAAACTTTCCTCTTGTTGCTTGATTATAAAATGCTTCAGCGTCTAAGGTAGATTGACCTATTCCAGTAGCTGCCCCTAAAAGTCCGCCTCCAAAACTTCTACCACTTTCAATACTTTCCATAGTTTGGCTTCCGCCGCCAGTTATAAAATCTATTAAATTCGAAAACATATTTGTTAAGGTATCAAAAAAGTTATCTATTCTTGCTTGATTTGCAGGATCATTCCAAAAGTCTGATATAGATTCAACTACTGATCCAAAAAGTGTACTCACACCTGTCCTAAACGATTCAATCAAGCCGCCATCAGCAAAAAGATTCCTAATACCTTCTCTCATAGTTTGAAGAAGCCCGCCTTCTCTTTCTCCTCTCCCCATTTCGCCATATTCGTTCATTCCTCTTTCACCGAACATAATGTTCATAAACTTGTCTTTCATCCATTCCCATAGATCAGTAAACGATTGTTCGATCGTTCCCCAAGGATCTTCGTTAAATCTTGTTAGCCAGTTCTCTAAAGAACTTGCCATTTGATTTATAAACCCTGTAGCTCTAGCAAAGTTTCGATCAGAGAATAACATTCCCATTAGTCTTTCAGCAGTATCAAAAATACCACTGTTGATTAGTGCTTCATAAATTCTAGTTCTTAGTTGTGCAACAGTTTGTTCAAAACGTTGCATTCTTTCAGTAAACTGATTTCTAGCAGCCTGTTGTCTTTCTTGTTCTGCAAAGTCAAACTCCCTCTGAGAAAATTCAGATATTTGATATATCACTGAAAGGAGTTCTCCAAACCCCGAAGTGCCTTCGAGTGCTTGAACTCCAGCAGCACCAAACTGATCTCTAAATCTTTCAAACTCAGGACCAAATTCTTGCATTCTTCTTGCAAATTCTTCTTGACTGACTTC